ATGTCTACAGTTGTATCCCAATCAGCACTATATCCTATAAATTTTAAACTTGCACCATCTAAAAATAAAGCCCTTGTTTTACCTGCTGATGCTGTTCCCACACTAAATAAAGTTTGGTTACCATTTAATACAGGATAAAACCATCCAGATATTGTTCCTTTAGTTGTTTGATGAGCAGATGTAGCAACACTCACATAATCTGTACTTCCATTAAAACTCGCACTACCATTTCCAATCGCATCTGCTTGTCCTTCTTTAGCTACATCAACTGCACGAGGTAAGATTGGTGCATTGCCACCATATACTGATGTGGTAGCTTTCATTTTATAGTTATCGCCATTATTACTTCCATGTGAATCTTTTGAACCAAATGGATAAGCATTAAAAGCTGTAATTAATACTCTGTCTGTACTAGAAGCATTTGGAACTCTAAAAAAATTATCTCCAACTGAATTTTCATAGATTACATCTACAGTATAAGTTTGATATTCTGTTGTAAGGTCAAAAAAAGTTTTTCCTTCAAATTCTAATTGTGGAGAGCCACTTGTTTTTTTAGCAGTAACTTCAAATCTTATATATGCATTTGCACCACTATAAGTAGGTGCATCAACATAAGCGTTAAAATATCTGTAAGCATTATGAGATGATACTGTAATAATTCCATCAGTTAAATCCCAAGTACCAACAGTTGAACCTATACTATTCATAAAGGTAGATACATTAGCTCTCATATATTCTGTATTATCTAACGACCACCAACTAACTAAACTTGTTTTTTCTACACCCTTTAGTTGGCTATAGGATTTGTTCATTATGGATTGGATTTCTTCTGATTCTAATGCTCTTGACCAAACTGCTACATTAGTAAGTTGACCATTCCAATAATCTCCATTACCTTGCCATCTTCCAATTCTAAATCCTTTATCACTATCAAGATTACCACCTGATGAAGCACTTCCATCTTCAGAACTATTAAGATATACTTTTAAAACGCCACTATTTCTTACAGCAAAAAAATGATACCAAGTATTAATTGAAATAGTTGTACTTCCTGCAACATCAACACCACCTGCTATGTCTCTAAAAATAATTTTCCCACTATTATTAATTCCTGCTCTAAAAACATCATTACTATTTGCACTATTTACTCTTGATACTGCCCAATTCCAATCAATATCATCTACATTAAACCAAAATGAAATAGAAAAATCTCCTGTGCCGAAATCAAAGTCATCACTACTGCCATTAAACTCTGTTGAACCTTCTGATGGGAACTTTAGTGTGTCTGATTTATTAGATTTGAAGTCGAGGTATAGTTTAAGGTTGTCCTTAACAAAGGTTAAAAGGGATGCACCACCCTTGACTAAACTACTAGATAATCCTAGCATGTTAGCCTAAGTAAGCTATAACTGAACCACTAGCTAATGTAAAAGCAGTCCATCTACCGAATATTGTAACCCCTTGTGGAAATGTATTAGAAGAATCTATTGCATCTCCATTACCGCCTGCTGTTCCTACATATGAAGAATCTTCAGGTGTTAGTGTTGTAAAAGTTGAATCCTCAATAAATTGTATAGCTACTATTTTTTTACCTGATATAGCATCTGTACCATCTTCAAATAGACAACCAGCTTGCCCTAATCCAATGTTGTTTGATTCATTTACTGAGTATTTGCGTAAGTCTGCCATCTTTTTTCCCCTGTGTTATGATACCTTACCGAGCTTGGCTATCTCATGGGTATCTTGGTTATTCTCAGGGGGAGAATTAACTCCCCCCAAGATTTAAGTGTGTTATACTAATTAGTTAGTATAATCAACTAAAGCGAATATTCTTCTTTCGCCATCTGCATCAGCATTTCTTATAGCACCACCATATACAGACTCGCAAGTTACGAGTGTAGATAGGTAAGAGTGTCTGTAAGAAGCCTGCATCTTAGCTTCCTTAGAGAAAGCAAAGTATAGTGCAGATTCATGTATTGCGTACCCATAGACGATATCATCATCTGTAGCACCATCGGTGTCAAATCCGTTTGCAATTGCTTTAATACCTTTAGAAGCATCAGCACTTACAGCACCACCAACACCCATGTAAGGAGACTGAGCAATCCAAACTGGCATACCAAGAATAGCACCAGCATTACCAGTTCTTCCAAACTCAGCACCTAGTGTTGCTTGAGTACCTTCAGAATAGCTAGTAAGTGAGTTTAAACTTGCATACATCTCTGGAGATAGAACTAAGTTCCATCCTTCTGTATCACCAGTTTCACCAAGAATTAATCCCATTAAATCAGTAAGATTACCTTGTGAAAGGACTGAACCAGTAGTTTCTACATGCATAGAGTTATTAGGGTCTGCACCAGCTACTCCAGTAGCACTTGAAAGTAAACTCTGGAAGTTATTAGCCACCAAATAACTTAAGAAATTATCAAAACCTCTAGCACAAGCATATGCTAATTGTTTTGCATAAATTTCCAACAAGTCATAGTTAGACTGGACTTTAACAATATCTGGTACATAAGCAGAAGCTACATTGTATTCAGAAATAGTTAAAGCAGTTTCATCACTTGTTGCACTACCTGTAATATCAGCAGATATTTCACTACCTTGAGTAAAAGCACTTAATGCTGGTACTCCAATATGTGGAAGATGAATTTTATCGCCTGAATTTGCTACCTCTGGTGACAAATCAATACCGACATTCTTCATCATTATTTTTTGTTGGAAGGCTTCCAATATAGCCTGCCCCCAAACTTCAGGGATAAACTGGTCAGCAATATTCTGAGCTACTGCACCAGTACCACCTGAGTGAACATTTACATCAAATGGGTCTGAAAAAGCCATTAGATTTTCTCCTCAAATTATCTTTTAAAATTACTGAGAATAGAACTCCAATTATCTCGCCTTTCCTCTTTTGATAGTTTTTTGAAATCAATGTCTTTTCTAGAAACAACTCCAATATTATCTTTGGGATTGTTTTTAACTGACGATAATTCCTCAACAACATCTACAAGAGCATCTGTTGGCAAATTGGAGAATTTTTCTCGTTTATTCTCTGGCAGTCTTGATAAAGCATCATTTCTAAGTTTAGCATCTTGCTTTTCAAATTGTTCTCTAACAATCTTAAGCTCTTCATTTTCCTTAGAAAGTACTGAATTTAATTCAGATAACTTACCTTGCTCTTCAAGGTCTGCCCTTTCTCTTTCCTCAATAACTGATTTCATCTTAGTTATTTGCTGTTCAAGTTCTTTTTTCTGAGAAATAACCTCATTTAATCTTGAACGAGGAATGTTATCTTTTACATTGTTTTCGACTTGTGTGTCGTTTTCCTGTTTTACATCTGGCTCGATGACTTTTTCTTCTGACATTTTTACCTCTTGAGTGAGTGGTTAATTTATGCAAAATTTCCTTGCATAAGATATACATGATAAACTAACTTAAAACACTATTCTAATGCAAGAAAAAAATTACGAATTTAAGAAAAAGTGGTTTGAATATCTTAATTATAAACCACATGACGGACAATTAGCATTACATTATCCTGAAAAGAAGGATGCTAGATTTCATGTAATTGTATGTGGAAGAAGATTTGGCAAGACTTGGGCTAGTGCAATGGAAGCTACTTTTGTAGCATCACAACCTAATAAACGAATATGGGTTGTTGGAATGTCTTATAGAAAAGCTAGACTTATATTTCGTGAGATTTGGCAAAGAATGGTTATAGGGCATGGAGAGGATGTTGATAAGGCATCTGAAAAAGATATGTACATTCGTTTTAAGTGGGGAACTACTGTTGAAGGAATGTCAGCAGACAATGCGGATTCATTGGTGGGAGAAGGACTTGACCTACTCGTAATTGATGAGGTTGCCAAGATGAACAAAAAGATATGGGATATGTATCTTTCTCCAACTGTAGCTGGTAGAAAAGGTAAAGTAATCTTTATAACTACACCAGAGGGTAGAAACTGGATATATGATTTGTATAAATTAGGACAAACAGATAGTGAGTGGAATAGTTATTCTTCTCCATCTTGGAAAAACCAACATGAGTTTCCTCTGGGAATCAATGACCCAGCTATACTTGAGCGTAAAAGAAATATGTCTAGAGAGTTGTTTGGGCAAGAGTTTGGTGCAGAGTTTTCTGTATTTCAAGGTAAGGTTTGGGATTTTAATAGAGAATTAGATGTTGGTAACTACCCATACGACCCTAACTTACCTACATACTGCACAATAGACTTTGGATATAGAATGCCTGCTGTTTTATTTATACAAACTAAATATGATGGTAGAGATGAACATATTAGGATATTTGACTGCATCTTACACAAGCAGAACATTAAAACAGAAGACTTAATTAAAATGATTAAAGTCAAGGGATATCCTATTCTATCTTATTATGGTGACCCTGCTGGTGCAAATGTTCAAGGACAAACAGGTGCTGGAGATATGGAGATATTTAGAAAAAGTGGAATACGAGTCCTATACACAAGGGATAGAATGAGTAGAAACATTGTTAATAGTGTTTCATATACTAGAGGATTTTTTGAAAGTGCAGATGGAACTAGAAGAGTTCATGTACACAAAAATTGTAAAGAGGTCATAGAGGATTTTGAGGAATATAGATATCCAGAATCTGAGGATGGCAAACCAATAAAAGAAGAACCAATCAAGGATGGATATCACGACCATGGAAATGATGCGTTTAGATATTTCATTATTAATCGATTTCCAATTAAAAACAGAGAAATGAAAAGGATACAGCGATGATAGACAAAGTATTAAAAGAGAAGTTACTAGAAACAAAACTAATGATGGCTCATTCCAGAAGGAAAGAGATACGAAAGTATTTAGATTATTATTCAGGTACATCTACAGAAGATTACATCTACAGCTACTTTAATGCGGATGCTTTTTCTGAAATTCCACCTACAGTTAGTAATTTTACTAGAAAATTCATAAATAAGATTAGTAGAATATACACACTAGGTGCAAAGAGAAATGTAGAAGATAAAAGATATGAAGAACTAACTCCCACAAAAGATGTTCGTATGAAACATTCTGAAAGAATGACCAGATTACTGGGTACGATTGCAAATCGTGTATTTTGGGTAGATGGTGTGTTTGATTACAGACCATTGTATTATTTTGAAGCATACTTTGGTGACAACCCATTTAAACCTGAATCCATCATATATCCTTTACTAAACAACTCATATGACCTATCAGATACCGAAAACCTACAATGGGAATACTGGGATTCTGAAATATATGCTATTATGAATGAAGAGGGTAAGATTTTAATGAAAGAAGAAAACCCTTATGGTATTATTCCTTTTGTATTTACACATAGAGAAGACCAAATTGATTCTTTCTTCGTAGAAGGTGCATCTGATATTATAAATTGTAATGAACAGGTTAATATTGCACTTACTGAGATGAATCTTGGTATGAGATTTAATATGTTTGGTCAACCATGGGTAACAGGATTAAATGCAGACCAAAGTCTTGTAAGAACTGGCTCTGATACTATACTTGATATGGGTGAAGATGGTGCATACAATATTACAAGTCCACAAGGTAATGTCATGGATGCTATCCAAAACATAAAATTTCAAATGGAACTTGTTGCATTAAATAATCATCTATGGATTACATGGGCAGAATCAGGTGGAGAAGTGCCTAGTGGTATTTCTTTAATGATTAAGGATATGGATAGAAAAGAAGATTACTTTGATGATATTGCACTTTGGAGAATGTATGAAAAAGAATGGTATGCTGTAGAGCGTGTTATTGCAGAATACAATGGAATATCACTTCCAGAGGATTTTGGTGTTGATTTTCAAGAAGTTGAATATCCAAAGACAATACAAGACCAGATAATGAAAGACCAATTCGACCTGCAAAATAATCTAACTACTCATGCAAAGATAATGATTAGAGATAATAAAGACCTCACGATTGAACAAGCACAATCAATCATTGATGATAACAAGTCAGTTAATGGAATACAGGAGACTCCAAATGAAACTCAGGATAGAGGTTAATTATAGTTTTGGTAAAATGGGTAAAGCAATGCCCAAAATTATTAAGGAGTACTTAAATGAATACGCTCAAGGAACAGAGACAGGCTCTAAACAGAACATTGATAAAGGCTTATCTGAAATCAAAAGAAGTACGAAAGCGTGGAGAAGAAGTAAAGGATACCCAGAAACCCCACCGCTAAAAGCTAGTGGTAAAATGTATAATAGCATAAAAGCTAATCAAAATACAATGGAAATCCTGCAATATGGTAAATGGCATAATGATGGGAAAGTACCAACTACTCAAGCTAGACCATTTATATCAACTGATGATAAAACTCGCAATAAAATCAACGCAGATTTTAGAAAAAAAACAAAAGAGGCACTCTCTGTAAAAAGAAAGTTTGTATTACAAACATAATTCTAACTAGTTTATACTAACGAATATAAGGAAAGTTAGTATGGAACAGATAGAAGACCTTTTAGGTTACTTAATGACACTTGAAGGGCTAATAAGAGACTTAGATAGACGATTAACTGATTTATCAGAGATAGAATTAGCTAACAATCAACTATTAGCATCACTTATACAAGCATCTAGTAAAATAACAGAGGGTGTTAGAATCCCAACCAATGAAGAATTGATGGAAGAGCTTGCAAGGGCTTCAGCAGAAATGACTAATTGGGAAAAAAATTAATGAAAGGCTATAATGTAGCACTTTGGTTTTGTAAAACCTGCGGTTGGTCTTGGCAAACACTTAGTTCTAAGTTTGAAACAGAAGACCAATGTCCAGAATGTAATTCTTACAATACGCAACGAGTAATAAAACAACAAGATTTAGTTTAAAAGTTGTTTTTCTTTCTCAATTACCAGTTTTTGCCACTCTTTTTTCTGAGCAGGAGTCTTTCTGCCCCTAGCAAGTATAGGAATACCTACAGCTTTGGCTCTCTCACGCCATTCTTTAGCAACTTTACGCTTATCCTGCTTTGATTGATGTTTTACTTTTATAGAATCTATAACTGGTTGTGGTTTTCTGGGCAAAACTTCTATCTCTGGTTCAATATCCACATACTCAGCTTCATCAGGCTCTATTTCTACCTCGCCAGTAACTTCAGCATTAAGGAACTTTTCAAATGGGCTTTGGTGATTGGCTACTTCCACACGCTTAATTAGCTTTCCAGAGTGTTCCAATACTAATCTCCCAGCCTGAACATTCCCAGCCTCCGCCTCACGCACCATACTATTTAATACAGATGGCAATCTCGACCCAAATGAAATCATATACTTCTGGTAGAACACCTCAACAAACTCTGGGTCTTTTAACCACTTGTGAATAGTGACAGACGAAACGCCTGATTCCTCTGCAACATCCTTAATACGAGCAGTAGGCTCATTTACTAATAACTCTATAGCCCTAACCTTAGAAGGCTTCCAATGGGTAGGCAAATTAACACTCATATAGTCTCCAAACTTTCTAGTTAATCTTACACACTTTACAGAGACTATCAAAGACTTTCTTTTCAA